GTTGAAATCACCTGACATTCGCCCACCCTTCGTCACCCATGAAACGCCGCATCCGCTTCGCACCCTATTGCGCAATTGCTTGCCCAACAGAGCACTCAGCTCTGGGTCGTTTCTAAACAACCATAGGTAGAATTTGTGCTCATACCTCAGATGTTTCAGGGAAACGTGAGAATCAAACGCTGAATGATCGAGCATTCGATACTTGTACTTCAGCCCCCTATAGGCTGCAAAAATCGCTTGAGCGCGCTGCTTCGGGTTTAGTTGTTTCGCGAAGCACCTGGTGCCATGGATTGTTAGTTGGTACAACCGATGTTCTAGTGGCGCCAGGAAAGTTGCTAGGTCCGCGGTAAACTCCATACCATCGCGGTACTGAATCAACCTGCAGGCTTTGTCGTTGTCAGGCCCCTTCTCGTCCTTAACAAAAGCTTTGACGTGGTGAGCTTGCGCCCCCATGCCCTGCTCGTGTAGCTTAACAAACGCCTCAGCATAAGCTTTCTTCTTGCTAGGCGCCCGTGTGTCCACCACTTGACGTGGCGTCCATCTTTCTATCATGCCCGGAGCAATGCCCTGAGCACGACACAGCTTCTTAAGTTCGTTGAAGGCCCGACTCATCCAAATATCACCGTTGCGAGTGATACCCGGCAACCTCGGCTTGTAGTGGCGGCGAACCACACTGTCTACTACATTATGCCAGCATGTTTGGTGAGACACGTTTTGGTCTAACTGATCAGGCAAGCGAAAGGGTGCTAAGTAGGTGGTAACCCTCCGCGTCTCACATTTGCTGCGCGCTTGCCTATCATCCCGCAACTTGACCGCAACCGACGCAACTGGCTGACGGACTGACTGTCTGCCCTCAGCACAGTTATCGATGCGGCAAGTGACCTACGGCTTCGCGTTCTTCGGGAGTGCCGCGTGCCGTCGCGCCCAAAACAAGTTGAACTTGGTTCGAGTGTACGGTATGCGGACGTGGGCCTTGCGGCTTCCCAAGTCTCCCTGCGCGACTCCTGCGTCTTTGTGCATTTGTCTGTTGACTCGTTCCCCTGCCCACATTTCTGCGACAGCGTCTCGCGTGGCGTCTGGCATTAAAGCCGCACCAACCGCCTGCGTCAACTGATTGACGAGCTCAGACCACCTGAAGCCAGTAGTGTCGTGGCTTGCGATGAAACTGCGGCCCAGCGTCCATAACCGGTCTCTTTCGGCCGGTGTAGGCGCCGCAAACCCGCGCATCATGCGCAGGTAGCCGGTCAATTCCTTGGGTGAATAAACACCCTCTCTGGCGGCCTTGATCTCCTCACTGCTGAGTTTGTTGGTCCTTGCACAATCGCCTTGTCCGGGATTCCAGAACTGTTTCCCATCCGATTCCTTCGCGCGCTGCTCTTTGCCGCGCCGGTCCACTACATCCATTCCTCCTTGTCCAGTAACATTGCGCACTGGCCCATCTCGACGCCCAGGGAAAGGTTTCGCAGCGATATTTCTACCTTCGGCTGCGTCCCCATTGATGACTTCCACCAGAGCAGCTTGGTCAGCCAAAACGGCTTCATTCTGCGCCTGCTGGAGTTGGGGCTGCGGCTCCTGGCGCGCATCCAATCTCTGTTGGTTTCGTCGGGCATTGGACTTCGTGGATCCTGTAGGCTGAGGTGAGGAGCCTCCAGCCTGCCTCCGTGATTGGGCCTTCGTCGTCGCACTTGTAGCAGAGCCAGCTTTGCGTGAAGAGACGGACACAATGTCGTCTACATTCACCACAACGCCAACCCCGGCACGAGTATTCGAACTGGGCTCCGCTCGGGAGGGTTGCAAGGATGGGTTTGCAGCTTCGCGCCGCTGCGAGTTTGCTGGCGCAGCTTGGTTGGCTGCTGCACCTTGTTTCGAGCCGGAGGCGTTGCTCGCTTGCACCGCCGGCTTGGCTTTTGGGTCCTTGAGATCGCTAGCCTTAAATGCAGGATTGCACTTCTTCAGGAATCGTACAGCGACCATTGCTTGTTCTTTACGCAGCTGAGGTGAAGTGTGTAACCACCGAAACAGCTGCTGTTGCAACTTCCCGGCAGGTATCTCTTCTCCCCTTTCAAGCATGTCCAGCATCTTGAAATTGCGCGCGACTCCCTTGATCTCCCACAAATTCGGCTCTTTGGGTGGCGTCGGTAACGGTGGCGCCCGACGGTTGCGTGTTCCCGTCTCCTGTTGGATTGGTTTCGCAGCTTTCTCAGCCGCATCCCATTCCTTGACCCTTTTCTCCCAATTGTCGACTCGAGCTACAAACGCTTTGTTGTTACTAGCGTTACAGCGCTTTCGAAGACTGGCAGCCACCTTCTCGGCTTCTTGCGCACTGCCCGTCTTATAGAATCGTCCCTCATATGCTAACGTCGGCTTCGGGTTCTTTTCCAACCAATCGTGGTAGTCGCGTTTGGTCGCAACATGGACGTTCGGTCGTACTTTGGGCTCCCGGACCGCAAGCGTTTTCAGCGTGTGATCCGTTAGCTCAATCTGAGCCTTAATCAGCGAGAGCGTTTCTGGAAATGCTGTCCACTGCGGGTCAACCAGATCCAATTTCAGCTGCTTGAGATCACGCTCAAGCGCTCGCCGTTCCTTCCTCCTGGTCTTGGTGGGCCTTTCTTTGACGGTTTGTGCAACCGCCTCATAGGGCTGCTCGGAGATTGGAACACCAGCTTGGGCCAGAGCTATTGCAATAGGGTTGCTAGCTTTCTGGGATTGCACGGCCTGTTGGATTTTCGCAGCTTTGGCCTGCCTTCTCCGCTCCTTGTTCTTGAGGACGGACCCACGGCCTCGCGTACGAGGTCTTTTTGGAGTGACTTTAGCGGAGTTGCCCCCACTCGGACCTTTCGGCCCTGATGCGCCGACCACAGCGCTGGCATTGCTGCCGTCCACACGGGTGTCACAAG